ACCCAGGAGCAGCTACGCGGCGAAGCCATCCGCCGCCTGGACCACGTGATCCGCAACGGCTGGGAACTGCTGCGCCTGGACGAGGCCTACACCCAGGCGGTCCTGTTCAACATGCCCGTGCTGGTGCCGTGCCAGGGCAGGATGGAGCACCGCACCCACGACCTGCTGCTGGGCGACCCGTTGGGTGCCATGAACTACGGGGCGACGTTCGGAGAGGTCTTCTCGTGCATCGGGCCGCACCAGACGCTCAAGCGCATCTGGCACGACACCAAGGGCAGCGCCCAGTATCGCCGCATCGGCGCCCAGGTGCTGCAAGCCATCAACACCGCGCTGATGAACCAGGCGCGCCTCCAGGGGCTGGTGGTCGAGAAGCGCTCGCTGACCGATGCCGAGGGCAAGGATCTGCCCGCCGCGCTCAGGACGATCCTGCTGGGCGAGGAGCTACCCGACGTCAACGCCCTACCCAGCGCTAATGGCCATCTGGACAACGACACCGACTGACCCTACCGTGGGTCAGATGCAAGAACAGCCTCCCTACCCCGCCGCACAGTGTCCGACGTGTCATCGCTGGCACTCGGCCGCGCTCGAACCAGGCGAGACGACGACGATCCAGTGCGACTGCTCGAAGCTGCTGCTGATCGAGAAGGCCGCCGAGGGCAACACGCTGGTCGTACGCGAGCAGATCCAGCCGCTGGTAGCAGTCAATCCCGACGCCAAAGAGTGAGGTGCAGCGCTGGGCAGTGATCTGCAAGGCCTGCCACGGCCCCGCCTTCGTCGTCCTGGGCGACCTGCCCGCGCCGACGGCCGTGGTCAGCGCCGACCGCTGCCAGCACCTCGATGGCCGACCGCTCACCCATATCAACATGACGGGCTGCGACACCTGCGGTGCCGACTTCACCCAGAGCGGTGTCGAGCCGTCCGACCAGTGGACGCTGCTGCCTGATACCTTCGTCCAGGCCCACAACCCCCAGGATGGGCCGTGGGGCACTCAGGCAGACCCCAGAGACATCGCATTCGTCCGCCTGGCTATCCAGAGCCATCTGAAGGCCAAAGCGGCCAGGCGGCCTAGAAAACGCGTCGTAGCGCATGGAGGCGAGGAGCGTGCAGCACCGTAACGGCACAGGGCAGCATCCAGAGGACACCGAGTTCGAGCACAAAATGCGCTGGTGGACGGTCACCATGCTGATTGGCCTGGCCGTGTGGATCGCCTTCTTCTGGGGCGCGTGCCGACTGCTGGCCAGGTGAGGTGCAGCCCCGGGCCTAGGAGTAGGAGACAAACTGTGCTGGTTGTGCGCCGAGCTTCAGATCGCCTGCCAACCCGGGACTGCATGTCCAGTCTAAGACGTGAGTGACGACGCCGTGCTGTTCTGGTGCTTGTTCGTCATCGCCGCGTTGATCATGGGCACCAGCGCCTTCGTGTTGCTGCATGGTCCTACTTAGACACGAGCAGCTTGCCCGCCTGGCCGAGGTCGTGGGTCGCTGCCGCCAGGACAAGATCGAGTTCGGCAAGCTCTTCTTTGGCAAGGATCTGAGCACCTCGCCGTGGCAGATCGACGCCGTCAACATGGGCGGCACCATCTCCACCAAGGTGGCGGGCCGCCGCTCAGGGAAAACCCTGACCACGACCATCGACGCCATGCACGCGCTCAGCACCAGGCCCAACCAGACGTGGTACGTCACGGGCCCATCGCTGGACCAGGCAAGCCTGTACTTCAACGAGATCGAGCAAGCCGCACAACTGCCTAACGGGCTAATGGAGGCGCTGCTGGAGGGGCCCATCAAGCGCTCACCCTTCCCATCCTGCAAGCTGGTCACAGGCGGGGAGCTACATGCGCGCTCGACGGCGCGTGACGGCGTGTACCTGCGCGGCAAGGGCGCCAACGGCGTGTGCGTCACCGAGGCCGCCTTCATCAAGGACAAGGTGTATCAGGAGGTCATCAGGGCGATGGTGCTCGACCGAGGCGGGGTCATCCGCCTGGAGTCCACGCCCAATGGCCAGAACTACTTCCAGACGCTGCACAACCTGGCCAACGGCGACAACCGCGTGCTGGTGGACGGCACGGGGCGCATCTACTCCGAGCCATCGGGCTACTACCGCACGGTGCACGCCACGGTCTACGACAACCTGAGCGTGGCCAGGAGCGAGATCGAGCGCATCAAGCTCGAAGTGCCCGAGTACGTGTGGCTGGTCGAGTACCTGGCGCAGTTCGTGGACGACGACGAGCAGGTCTTTGCCTGGTCGCTGCTGGTAGACCTGTTCGATGAGGACTACCCGCCGCAGATGGGGCCAGAGATCGGGCACCGCTACGTCATCGGCGTGGACCTGGCGCAGGTGCAGGACTACACGGCCATCGTCTGTGTGGACGTCACCTTCTGGCCTGTGCGGCTTGCCCGCTGGCTGGTCTACCGAGGCAAGCCCTACACGGGCGTCGGCAGCGTAGTCAGCGACGTCAACCAGCTACGGGCCGAGTTCAACAACGCCAGGGTGCTGATCGACGCCACCACCGAGCGCGGCGTGGCCGAACAGATCGTCGGCGCCGAGGCGTTCGTCTTCACCCAGACCAGCAGGAACGCGCTGCTGTCCAACATGCAGGTGCTGCTCCAGAACAAGAAGTTCGAGCTACCTGCCAGCTTCACCAGGCTGCGCGACGAGCTACGAGCGCTGAAGCGAGTGCGGACCAGAGGTGGCCAGGCGACGCGAGTCGATCACCCAGATGGCGGCCACGATGACACCGTGACTGCACTCGCGCTGGCAGCATGGCCGCTACGGTCGATGATATCGCCAGGCTCACGCGAGGCCATCGAGGCCGTCGTCCAGGGCAGCTTCGCATAGACTGGCACCCCGAGAGGTCCGCCGCATGCCGAACCCGATTCGCGCCGCGCTGTCCAGGGCGGTCAACCGCATCGCCTACGGCGAGAGTGATCCCTACGCTCCCTTGCGCCAGGATGGCGCGGCCATCACGGGCGTGGGCTGGTGGCCACGTGCCGAGAGCGCCTTTGACACCAGCCGCGTGGACTACGGGCGAGCGCGCAAGCTGTACCGCAACCAGATCCCCCAGTACAAGCTGGGCGCCCACTTCGCCAGGCCGATCATCAACTTCACCGCTGGCTACATCGGCGTGCCCCACTTCAAGAGCAAGGCCGAGGTGCCAGAGGCCGACGAGGCGCTGAACGAGTTCGACTCCAAGTTCGTCTCGACCTTCCTGACCGTCAATCGCAACACACTGCGCGACGGCGACGTCTTCGTACGGTTGGACTATGTCAAGGATCGCTTCAGCGGCAAGCAGCGCTTCGACGTCCGCCTGGAGCACCCAGAGTGGTGCACGCCGCTGCTGGACCCGATCACAGGCGAGTGGGACGCGCTCATCATCACTCACCCCGTGTATCCCACCAATCGGCCCGATAGCCAGGCCAAGCCGAGCTACGTGATCACCGAGACGATCACCGACACGACCGTCAACTTCAAGGCCGACGAGCGGGCGCCGACCGATGTACGCCAGCGCTACCCAGGCCAGGACCAGCCGAATCCGTGGGGCTTCATCCCCGTGGTGCACTTCAAGAATGAGCCAGAGGAGAACCAACTGTACGGCGTGTCCGACTTGGAACCCCTGGAGCCGCTGCTACGGGCGTACCACGACACGATGATGGTCGGCAACCAGGGCATCCGCCTGTTCGCAAAACCGAAAGTGAAGTTCGTGCTCAAGGACGTCAACCGCTTCCTGGCCGACAACTTCCCAGGCTGGAAGCCAGGCTCGCCTGTCAACTTCCAGGGCCACGAGATCTTCCTGCTGACCGAGGGCGAGGACGCCAACTACATCACCGCCGAGCCAGGCACAGCGGGCGTGGGCACCCTGCTGGAGTACCTGTTCTACTGCATCGTCCAGAGCGCAGCCATTCCAGAGTTCGTGCTGGGCACCGCCGTGGCAAGCTCACGCGCCAGCGTCGAGACGCAGATGGGGCCGTTCGTCAAGACCATCGAGCGCAAGCGCATGATGACCACCGACCCGTACGTCGAGACGCACGAGATGTTCCTGGCGATGGCCGCCAAGGCGCCAGGCTTCGACATGCCCGCGCTCGAAACCTACGAGGTCGAGCCTGGCTGGCCTGAGATCGCTGCCAAGGACGAGGCCGCCGTGGCGCAGACCGTGCTCACACTGTTCCAGGCGTTTCAGGTGGGGACATCGGCGGGCCTGGTCAGCCTGGATAGTGCCAACGAGTTCCTGCGCGACTTCGTGCCGACCATCATGCCGTGGCTCTCCGACGGCACCGAGGACGAGCGCAGGCGTGTGATGTCGAGCATGGCCTGGCTCGAACGCATGCAGAG